AACTGCATTAGAATCAACCTTACCGATTGCAATTTCTCTTTTTATATCTACTTCAACTGCGTGTACACCAGTTTGAGATTTTGAATCAAAGTTATCTAATTTATTCATCAACTTACCCATCATTTGTTCCATCTGTAGATTACCATTGTTATCTGGTACATAAGTGTATTTCTTCTCACCATATAAATCATCATCTTTGACATTACCATCCACCTCAACCTTTGGTTTAGGTGCAGGTTTAAAGTTAGGATTTTTAGTATCGTACTTTACAATTCTTTTATTTAGTATTTTTTGTACTGCCATCTCTTTTCTTTTTTCTCTCTATTTGTTTACGAGTTCTACCATGTTTGTTTAAATATTCGTTTTTCTTTCTTCTTTCTTGTTTTCTTGCTTTTGCTTTTCTATTTGGCATTATCTTGGCCTTTCTTCAATCTGTAGTGATGATAATCTTGCTCTATGAGCAGTTGCTTTTATTTGATGTCTAAAATTTTGATGACCAGATACCAACTGAGGTTCTGTTACTGAATTTAGTTCCCAATAGAATTGATTCCAATCTACGATATCACCAATCTCAGGAAAAAAATCTGTATCTTTTAGTGAGTTTCTATGAAAATATAATTCAATAGATGCATTTGTATCTGAACCAAACTCGTTCATTGTTGTTTCTGGTTCGTTAAATTGAATCAAACAATTAACCCTAAAACCAACATCAAATGTTTTAGACGTTGATTCACCGTATAAATTAGATTCTGTATCATCTAAATTTACTTTATAGATATCTACCGTTTGACCAACCAATTCATCGATTAACTCTTCATTGATTACATCAAATAATTTGATATCATCTCGTGGTGTAAAGAATGGTTTGTTTGCCAATTACTTTCTCCTTAATAAGGTATCATAGATGCAATACCAGGACATTCAGGACATGTATGTACAACTGCTGATTGAACTCCACTTTCACCCGATGGACCAGATTCATCTGAATATCCCATACCTGGTGCAGGAGTGGTACTTTCCATACTACTACCCACACAATCTGCACTAAAACTGTTGTTTCCATCTTCACAATCTATTCTTACACCCATAATTCTACCACCACCTACATATCTATATCTGTTGTTTCCTAATGAAACAAACTGACCCATTCTTCTACCTCTTCTCATTCTTGGTGAT